CCTGATACTGACGGTCATACTGCGTAGTAGCCGAAGGCAGGCGCGGCGCGACGGTCTTATTAAGATCGTACTCAGACGTTAGGACATTAGCCATTACCGACGCCCATCTGCACGAATGTCAATACGCGGGGCACCTAGCTGCCATGTGGTCCCCAGACTGTCCGACTCAACCTTAATGGAAATCTGTCGGCCCCGCACTCGGGTGTAGACCTGTCCCGTAAACTCTTCAATTGGCAAAGTAGCTGTGCGAACAACGGGAGCTGTATTAGACCCTCCAACTGAGGCGGGGCTGTTATACCCAGAGCCAGAGTTCTGCAGCGGTAAGAGTGAGAAGTTCGCCACAGGAGAAGCCGCCGTTGAGCCACGGAACGTCAAATCAGGCAGTAAGCGCCAGATGAACCCGAAGTTGTGCCCATCATCAATGTCGATTTCAGCAGACGTAATATAGGCTTCCATTGGCGCAAGCGTGCCGGTATCACCGTCGTCTACCCCGGTTTCTTGGTTCATCAGGAAGCCAGTCGGCGTCGTAGCAAGTGGGTTCGGGCTTAGGCCGCTGTCGAGCCAAGCAGTCCTGTCCATAGTGCCGTAGTACCAGACATCCTCAACGTAGTTGTACACCACATAGCGGTTAGGGGAAGTAGAAGAAGATGTGCAATAGAACCACCAAATCTCGTTATAGGCCTCAACCGTACTGGCAAACACCTGCTCAGTCTGGTCATGGTTCAACGTCAAATTGGCGTCGGCGTTCTGGAATATAAACTGGCGCAAGTCACAGCGCAGGGTCTGCACACGACCGTCGTACTTATAGAACTTGTCGGTACCCATCCAATAGGTAATGTTGTTCGCCGTAGCCACCGCATTGGGGCTAATGATAGAAATGTTTTCGCCAACAGACTGTGCCCCCCAAACAAACGGAGGGCCTAAATACTGCAGCGAATACAGCGCCGAGTCGGTCCAAACCAGTATCTCTTGACGTGTCTGACGAGCAGTAACAATCTGTGACCCAATAGACAGACGTAAGTCACCTGCTTGGTTAGTAATGGCAGGGGTCCAATTGGTAGGGTCTTCTTGGTCTGACCAGCGAACCAGCATGGGATCAATAGCGCTCTCACCCAGCCCGTTAACGCCAAAACACAGCACGAAGCGTGACACATCCGATACAAGAATGTTGTTCTGCAACGTAGGTACGTTAGACGCCCCGGACAGACTTGACAGGGGAACCCCGCGCACGGTAATGCCAGCAGTAGCATCCCAGTAGTAGATACCACCGCCCCGTGGACCAAAGATAAGGTCTTCACCAAAGTTGGAGTGGTTCCAAATACGCAAGGCATCAGTCGCCGACTGTCCAATACCCCAAGGACCAAAGCCCCAGAAGCTAGCACCCCAACCTGTTTGTGCGGCCTGAATTGCCGGGCCAGTATTGATCTGGTAGGCGCCTACCGTAGCCGCGCCCCCGTTACCCACGTCTGAGGCATTGGCTGCTACAGCAGCCGTAATAATATAGTTGTCGGCATCCACGATACCCGTAACTTGGTACTCTTTATTCAGCACAGCAGCCGTAATTGCCCCACCAAGGCCCACGGCACCACTAAAGGTCACGAAGTCGTTTGTAATCGCCCCGTGGGCTACGTCAGTTACAACAATAGCTGTCGAGCCAGAAGTGGCTGCAAACGTAACATCCCCCGCCGCTGTCGTTGCCCGAATGGGTGTAATGTCGTAAAAAGCTGTGCCCAGCTCTATATAGTACTTGAGGTTAGTCCCCACGCCAATTAAATTGAGCGCGTTTAGGGTCACCCAGTTAAGTAAAGAACGGCACGTCCCGAGGAACGAAACGTTAGAAAATCGGGACCAACCGCCAATTTTTTCAGGCGTGCCCTGACGGAAACGAACCTTGTCGCAGTCGTACCAGCCACCTTCATTTGTGTACCGAGTATTTTCCCGATTCACACCGGGTTTCAGTAGTAATTTTTTAAGGGGCATAGTGCGCTCTTATGCAACAAGTCCGGGCAAATAAACTGTTTTTCCATCCCGCTTTGTAGCGGTCAAGACCTGCTTCTTGTTATCCGCAGGGTTAAAACTTACATGCACCCAGCCTGAATCGGGGACGCCGGGGGTATAGAACTCCAGAATAACTTGACGGAATTGCATGTGGTCCACAATCCATTTAGCTAAGTCTGCGTTAGCAACACCGGGAATTTCAATATCCGCAGCCATGCCTTTGCAGTGATCCGAGGTCTTTGACCCCCCGACTTTCGCGTTTACATCCGGGTGCCGGAAGCCAGAATTTACTTTGACCCCCATCCCAAAATGCTCACGCACAGGTTGGAGCACATTTTCGCACAGGGCAGTCAGGTTTGCAATCTCTTCGTCACCGGGAGTATTGTCCATATCTAGGCGTAAGGCTGTATCGCTCTTGACCATCTCCGCTAGGCTGAAGTTCCTCGTTATTTGCATTACCGGTTTCCTTTAGTAGCACCTGAATACAGGTCACATCGTACGCCCGAACATCCGGGTCTTGTTGCATTTTTTGGACAGCTTTGCGGTTGACCGCTTCGCATTCATGTAGGTACCGCTCGACATAAGAATAATGAAAGGCGCACCCACCGTTTACTAAACAAACGAAAGCAGTGGGTATCCATAGCATTACCGAACCACAGACTTGAGTTGTTCATCCTTGTCTTTACTGCCAATACTACTACCAAAGTAATAAGACAAAATCTGTGTCACCGCCGCAGAAAGGACGCCAAGGATGTAGATAAGAATGTCTTTAGCTTCCGGCTTGACTTCAACAAACATGAGTACAGCAAAGAGCACAAACGATAAGCCTGTGACCCCCAGCGCAAGAGCCGGTGTAACAATTTTGTTAATAAGAGGCGCGTATTCACTCGAAACGACAGCCATTTCGCGCTCACGAGCGTTTGCTTTATCTGCAAGAATTGCTTTAAATTTGTCATGTTCTAACTGTTTAATTTTTGCCTCAGCCTCTGGATCGTTTGTGATGGCTTTCATCACAGCGTTCACTTCATCCTTGACGCCAAGTTGTTTAGAAAGCGCACTAACTGCCACACCAGCCAGAGGACCGCCAAGCGCAGTAGCGATACCGGGCGCAAAGCCCTTAACCATTGAAATAAGGTCATCCATCAATTTACTCCGTTTAGTTTCCACTCAATAGCCGTAGCAATCATGCCCCATAGCGCCCATACTGCAAGAGCAATAATAATTGCAGCTAGGGTATACCCTACCGCATCCCGACGGCGCTGTTGTTGAAAGATAATTTCACGCTCGCGCTTAAGTTTAATCTGGCGCTGCATGTGCATCAAGTCATCAAACGCCTGCGGCCCGTAAGCTAGCTTCACCATAGACATGAGTTCTAGGTGTTGTTTGCGTATGGCCTCTCGGCGCTGGAGTTGCTCCATTGCCTCTTGCTCGACGGACTTACCGCTGCCGATACGTTGGAATAGGCCCGGCTTTTTGTTGTCGATTTCAGCAAGCTCAGAGGCTTTACCCATCCATGCGCCGATTTGACCTAGAACATCTTCGACTTCACGGCCCGCCTCCACTAGCTTTTTGACCGTGTTGAAAGCGGCAGTAGCCGCCATGAAGATGCTAATTGGGTCCATCAATCACCCCAACGCTGGTCATTAACGACAGCAATTAGGGCTTCTACGTCAGCACAAGCAGCGATGGCAGCTTCAAGTCGGTTAGCTTCGGCAAGGATTGCAGCACGTTTGGCAGCAACATCAGCGTCAATGGGCACATCACGCTCTGCCTTGCGAATAACCATCCAGTCAGTGCCAGCCAGCATCTTACCTGCCGTGTTTTTGACCTGTGCAATCCAGTTCGACTTCAGACCTTTGGTTACCAGACGCTCATCACTGTCAACCATGACGGGGTTAGCAGGGTCAGATTTGTCCAGCACTTTGACATACATGGGGTTGCCGTCTTCATCGACTTCCTCACGGTCTTCCATAGCCTTGGGGTTGTTGATGTCGCCTGACCAGTAGAAGCGGTCGTCAGCACGGGTTGCTTCAGCTTCCCAAGTAATACCCAGAGCCGCACGGTCTTCAGCGGATGAGAGACGTAGCCAGTTAGCAGGGTATTGAATGTCACCTAACGTAAAGGCACGGTCAAGTTGAAGTGGTTTGTTGTTTACTTTATACATTGTGTTTCCTTATCGTGCGAGGGAATTTTTGAATGGGTTTTCGGCAAACGCCATGTAGATATAGGTGGTTCCGTTTGAGTTAATGCTCACCGAACCTTCTCTGAGCTTAAAACCATTTGAGAGAAAGTCGGTTGGGTTGTTCCCTGCTGCGCTTTCGGCAGTAGACTCATTAGGCACAAGGGTACGACCGGCTACGTTTTGGGTGTCTCTAGCGGTATCCTTCAAAATCCAACTATAACCTGTGGTGTTTTTTATCAGAAGCCATTTTGGGCGAAAACCTAGGTACACAAAAACGCCGTCTGAGGAACCATTGCCCGTGTAGCTGCCGAATTTACTGTAACCTTCTACATCGGCGAAACAGTAGGTTACATAAGTATTAGCTAAATTGATTGCCGATGCTAATGTAAATACCGTATCTGTTGGACTTGTATTATTAAAATAGTTAACACTAGTAATAGCGGCATCTGTTGTATTCAGAAAAAGTGCTTTCGTATTTCCAACGCTTTGGTGATAAACGTGCCAATTAGTAGCACCATTTACACGGTTTTTGGATATAAACATTGCAGGAGCCACCCCAAGTCCATGACCAATTGTCCCTACACCTCCTGTTCCTGTGTGCGTGACCACACTAACCCCAGCCGTAGGGTTGGCACTAACTGTTGAGGTGATAGAGCCATCAGTGTTGCTTACACCAGCGCCGTTGGCTTTCCAATTCCATGTGACATAGGTTTGTGCATTGGCATTAAATTCAAACGATGAACCTTGGGTAATTGTAAATCCATCTGAATCTAATGAATTAAACTCACTAGAAGCATCAACAGCCGCTGATGTCAAATTTGAAGCAAGCGTACTTGAAACACCTTGTAGTTTGTCCACAAGCCTATGGTTGTACGCAAATGAACGGCACTTTAACCATACTAAATCTGGTGCAAACCCAACCCCTGTAATTGCTCGATTGCTTCCGTTATTACCCGTATACAGCACAGGATTGAAATACTCACTCCCATCCACAATACTGCTGTCAGGCAAGTTACCCGTGTGCAAAGGCAAAAAGCCTGTGGGTGGTGTGTAGGCGAAGGGGCGTTGACCAAAGTTG